ATACTGCGACGATACGTCCTGCAACGTCTTGAGCCTTTTTCATTCTGTTTCTTCTTTCTTAGTTAACGCGCCGATGAAGTGAAGAACGAGAGCTGCAATAGTGAGCCAGATCACGATCTTTTGTAGCCCACCAGATAGCGTCAAGATTGTTGTGACAGATGCAGCGATAGTCCAAATCAACGCATGGAACTCACCCCAAAACTTCATCACTTATTCCTTCGACTAGGTGCAGGGGCTAGGGTCAAGAATACAGCACCCAACGCAATCAACGCACGACGAGTTTTCACAGGCACCGTCGAGTTGAGTGGAACATAAGTGTCAGCGAAACCTTGGAAAATATTCAGCACAGACTCGAACGCTTTACGCACAGAACTAGGCGCATCTTGAACCGCTTCAACAACCGCCTCAGCCTCAGCAGGACTCAACTCCTCAGGTGCAATCTCCTCAAACAACGCAGTCGCCTGCTCACTCGTAACGCTTGCAAGAACAGCAGGGCTGGAGACGAGTGACGCTGCTTGGCTGGTATCCAAATCCTTCGCCAACACCTGCTCAACCAATGCTTGCACCTCAGCCTTGTCAGCCGTTCCCAGCGCGTCCAAAACGGTTTCTAGCTCTTGGTTGCTGAGTGCAGGTTTAGCCTCGTCTGGAGGGCTTAGGACGCTTGTGGTGGGGTTCTCTGGGATGGTTGTGGGGGTAGGCTGTACCGATGTTGTTGTGGTCACTTGTTCAGTCGTTGTGGTCACTTCTGCAACTGTCGTGGTTGTGGTTGACTCAGGCTCCGATATGGGTTCTGTTGTGGTTGTTGACGGTTCGGTGGATGTTGTTGGGATATACAAGGTCACAGGCACAGTCGAGGTCGTGGTAGTTGATGAGGTTGTTTCTGGGACTGTTGATGTTGTTTGTGGTTCTACCGTTGTGGATGTTGGGACGAGAGTAGATGTTGTGGACTCTGGCATCGTGGTTGTTGGGGCTGTTGTTGATACTTGTTGTGTTGATGTCGTAGGAGGTTCACTCGTAAACGCCTCCGGTGGCACAATCGTCCAACCCGTATCATCAACATTCCATGCCAACATGAAACACGTTCCCCCGCCGTTCTCATAGAACCAGGCATCGAATGGATATGAGTCAGCAGGAGTCCCACTCAAATCAAACTCAGTCGCGCTGCACCCCTGATCCTGCCAAACCCCGAACTCCTCAGTCCCAATCTTGACTGTCCCACCATCATCGGATGCAACCCACATCTGCAACGTCTGATGCTCAGGAATCTGTAGGTATCCGGTGTAATGAACCATGAACAAATCCCAACCACAATCACCAAACAAGTTCTGCTCATAATCAAACGTCACATTGATAAACGGCACAACATCACGACCACACTCAACATAAGCGGTATCTGATTTGATAGGTGGGATTTCGGTGACGGTATAACCAACCGCGTTCAACCCAACCTGGAAGGCCTCAGCCGAAGGAACGAAACTAAATAGTGAAACTAAAAGTGCGGGGGCTGCAATCAGCCAACGAGAACCCAAACCTGATTTGATTCGTCCCACGAATACTGTTTCCCATCCGCAGGGCGTTCAACTGGTGCTTGCCAATCATAGTTCTCATCAAGTGACCAAGACACAAACGGCTTAGGTGCGATGAACACATCAGCAGTTTCGCTGTATGTGAAACCAATACCGGCGTACTGTTTTCTTATGCGATTGTTGTATGAGGTGCGTTTGCAAACCTGTCCACGAATGTTCCCGTAATAAGTTTCCCAATCAGAAACACCATCAACAGTTTCATCTTCGTTGCGACCAACGATCACTTCGGTAACAATGTTGTCTTCGTTTAAGAATGCGTAGTGTGCCATATTAAACCGTTATTGGCCCGGTGCCAGCTGTGAATGTGTAAACACGGAAACCGCTTCGAGTTGTTGTGTCAACAGAATAAGTCAAACCTGCGTCGATAGAAGTCAACGCATCAAACGCTGTTGAGTAAGCAATGATGACAACACCTGAACCACCGTTGGAGTTGTTATTGAAAGTTAGGTTGTTACCGCCACCACCACCACCAGTATTTGCTGTGCCAGCCGTTGACCCAACTCCACCGCCACCTGATGCTGTTCCGTTAACCCCATATCCTCCTCCTGCACCACCGCCACCGCGAGTGACTGAGACACCTGTAATGGATGAGGCCGTGCCTGTGCCACCGTTGCCTCCCGTGCCTCCCGCTGCTGCGCTTGCATTCCCGCCTACTGCGGTAGCACCACCACCACCAGCACCAGCACGATAAGTTGTTTCGTCGCTTGAACCTGTACCACCGGTGTTACCTTGTGACGGTGAAGTTGAAGGTGTGTTGCCTGCACCACCTGCAAATCCAGCAGCAGTAGAACCAGACCCACCACCACCAGAGCCACCAGTTTTCCCAGCCTGACCAGAAGCAATACCGCCACCGCCACCACCACCAGTAGAAGTGATAGTTGAAAGAACAGAGTTGTTACCTGATGTTCCAGCATTAGTATCGCTACCTGATGCCGACGGAGCCCTAGCACCACCAGCACCAACAGTCACCGTGACGGTTCCGCTTAATGCAAACGATGCGCTAGACCGATAACCGCCTGCACCGCCACCACCACCACCGGCGTAACCACCACCGCCACCACCACCAGCGATAACTAGATACTCGACAGTTGAAACAGGGTTAGCACCTGCACCCACTCCAGCGAAGATTTGCATGGTGTTACGCGGTTACGTTGCCAACCATCACCCAAGTATCAGTATCGATCTTGAGACAGGTACAGACAGCGTATTGAGTAGTGAGTTTTAGTTTTGCACCAGCAGAACGAATCACAGCTGTACCACCAGGAGCAAAAGTTGCGGTACCAGTTGACAGGTTCATAAAGTTCAGTTGGTCACCTATAGCGAACGCCGTTGTAGCGTTCGCAGGGATAGTGATCGTTTGAGCTGCAACATTATTCAATGTCGTTAACTGTCCGACTTGCGCGGTACCTGGTGTGTAGGCGGTACCTGTTTGGGCGTTAACAGTAATAACTGCTGAAGCAAGGATATTAAGATTATTTGCAGTCAGGGTATCCCCTGTATTGAAGACGGGACGAACAGCCATAGTGCCTCTACTCTAGCCTAAGCCCTTCGCATCATTGCCAACCGTATCTGTGCCAACAATGAAATACGTGTAAATACGTGCAGGGTTCGTATACAGGGTGACGATATGACGGTCAGGGCTGATGTCATGGCTGATCCCCTCCAAAGCCATCAGCTGTGTCACCGTTGATGGGGTGGACTTAGGGAAGGTTTTGGTTACCGATATCTGTGAACCAATATCCAAGTTCGTAATCGTGGTTCGTTGCGCGTCAGTCAAGCCATTCATCACAATCCGAATGTTGCCAAACCAAAACTTCGGTACCGGTTGAATCAGATATGAGGCTAAATCTCCAGCGTCATCAAGTGTCTCTAAAAGGGTGACTACGACTGGGGTGGATTGGGTTCCGAAGTTTGCTACCGAATCAGCTGCAATGGCTTGGGCGTATTGGATGGTGGTGTTCAGTGCTGAGGTTGTTGGTGCTGCTGGGGCGATAGCGACGTTGACAGTATTAACTACTGATGGGTTGGTTGGGGTGAACTCGTTAGGCCGTTGAACTGATGGTGCTGCAACAGAGTCAGCAAGGTTTCCAGCCCCACCTAATTCTTTGACGCTGTATGAATATAACGCTCCAGGCATGTCAGTTGCTCACAATGTCAAATTCAGTGAATGGGATAGCGGTACCACCAGTATCAGCAAGTACGGCTTCAATGGCCTGGTATTGGCCTGTGAGACGTTGGTCAAAAGCGAATTGTCCACCAGCTTCGATAAAGAAACGTCCTTGTTCAGAGTTGTTAATTCGTTGCAAGTATTCAAGAATTGATGCTGATTCGTCAACTGGTGCAGTGCCAAGTTTTGCTACACCAGTATCAATATCTCGATCAGTTGTTCCAGTAAATAATCCGGCATTAGTCAAAACGGTATTAATTCTTGCTCCAGCATATTGAACCGTTGGAGTAAACGCTGGAGTTTTAATGTTATTCAAACTGAACAATTTGTCTGAACAGGTAACCGTCACTAATGAACGGTTTGGTTTCTCAATTGACTGGTTATATCCACTAATGATCCCAGTAAATAGATATGTTCCATTACGACTGATCCGCACGTTCGTATTCAACTCAAACCCAAGCCGTCCTTGTGTCGAGTTGTAATAAGGGGATGCGGTATTGACCAGCGAAAAATACCAGTCACGATCCTCCAACACAATCGTTGCTGACCCTGGCTGACCAGTCGCGTCACGATACCTATTCTGACGGCCACGATTAATAGATACCGATTTCACATATGAGGTCACATCCACATAAAGCGGTGAACCCTCAATCAGATAGGTTGTTGACCCAATGATTCCAGCAACAGGGTCGTCAACAATAAACGCGTTCGTTGTCGCACCGTAATCCATCTCAACCATGTAGGTACCGCAGTTTGGAACAACAACAGCCATGACTACCTGACGCTTACTGGGATTTTGCCAACCGTCTTGTTATAGGTTTGCAAGGCTTTAACCACCAAATCAGGTATCCCAGCATCAGCTATCGCAGCATTGATATTGATCGCATACGTGTCACCAGACCTAGTGTTGAACGCGGTAGTTGTTGCAGCAGGCTGACCAGCAACCCCACCCATAGGGTTAGGCATCCCACCCAAAACCTTCGGATACTTAGCCATCAAATCAATCGTGGCCTTATAAGTTTCATTCAACTTTTCCTGAGCTTCACGTTCCTTATCAATCGCCTCAGTCAAAGCCTCAGCAGCAGAGAATGCACGTTCCTTCGCATCATTGACCGCCGATAAAGCATCATCATAAACAAGCGAACCAATCGTCGCACCAAAAATAGTTTCATTCAAAATAGTTTGCTGGTCATTCAAACTCTTAGTGGACTCAATCTGAGAATCAGTCGCATCAGCAACACTCAACTTCGCCTCAGCCAACGCCAACTCTGCTCGACGAACATCCATCGGAGAAGACTCAGGATCCTGGCGAACCTTACGCAAATTCATCTCAGCATCAGCCACCGAATAAATCGCCTCCTCAACAGCAAACGTCGCCCGCTCCTGCCCACGCTGCGCCTTAGCCAACTCAGTCTGCGCAGCCAAAGCCTCCGGCGAACCAGCACCAAACCCCTGCGACACCTGATCCAACCTTGCCTGCGCTTTAGCCACAGCCATATCCGCATCAGCCTTCGACCTCGTAGCGTTAGCCGTACCCTTCTGCGCATCAGCAAACGACTTCTGTGCAGAAGTTGTGGACTTCAAAGTATCGCTATAAGCCTTCAATTTTTCGGTTGCAGTCTTCAAAGTCTTAGAAACAGATTTACTGCCACCATCCAAAGTATCGGTTATATCAGTACCAGAACCTTTGAAGTTTGTTTGCTGGTTGATTGCGTCACGAATATTTAGTTTGTAATGATTTACAGACATTCCTAAATCATCAAACTTTTTCATCAAAGGACCGATTGGGATTTGTTCTTTTATTGAAGACTTCATGTCGTCAAAAGCACCAGCGAAGTCAAGAGTTGCAGCTCGATATGCAGCTCTTGTCAAATAAATAAACGGAGCGATTGCGTTTGTAGCAAGTGCAAAACCTACCGCTATAAATTTAAGTGCTGAGACAATGGACTTGCCAAAACCACCCGATTCAAATAAGAGTTGCTGAAAACCAGCCAACAATCCTTTTTCACCGATGACTGCGGTGACTCTCTGGATAGCTGGTGCAACATTCTTGACCATGAACTCAGAGAACTTTTGTAGGTAAGGCAAAAGGGCTGCACCTATTGTTTCTAAAATCTCGCCGAACTGACCCTGCAAAATCTTTAACTGTCCACCAAAGGTATTCGCAGCAGTTTCCGCAGCACCACCGAACTGATCGTTGAGTAGTCCAATAACCTTGTTGAAATCTTTTGATTTCTTGATGTTCTCATCAAGCGGGATACCAAGTTTTGATAAGGCGGTGAACTGCCCCTGGCTACTCTTAGCCAACGCCAACGAAACAGTCGCCAAGTCTTTACCTGTGGCAGCAGAAATATCTTGTGCCAAGTTAAGCAATGATGTTGATTGTTGTAGGTCGCCTGTCGCTCGAACTAAAGTCCCAAGCGATGCACGAAGTTCTGTGTCAGATGTGCCAGTTCGTAATTGGGTTACCGAAATGTATCGCTCAGCAGAAGCCGTCAATGCCTCATTAGCCCCAAAGGTTTTTTCTAACTGACGCTGTAACTCTGCTTGCGATTTCTGGTCTTCCATCGCAGCTTTGACAGCCATCGTCAAACCTGCAGCGATAGCACCTAGAGCAGCCGTCGCCCCAATAGCCATAGCGGAAAACATTGGCGCAGTTTTACCTACCTCTTTGCCGAATCCTTTGATGTCACCAGATAAAAGTTTTAAGCCTGCTTTGGCTGAGGCTGTATCAGAAATGAATTTAACAACGAACGTGCGCTCACCAGCCATGCGCCGATTCTACTCAATAACCGACATCCCATTTCGTAAGGCAACAAACTCGTCAAGCATTGCACTATAAAGGTCTTTGCCTTTGAGGCCATCCCAACGGGAAATATCTGTTGGTGCGTTCCACCAAGCCTCATCCAACACCTCTGCACCAGCACGACGTTGACGTGGCTGACGTGTTTGCTTTGCGCGTGGTGCTACAGGATTAGAAGCAACCTGAACATCGAGTGTGAACGATGAATCCAACAGCTGACCGTGACCTTCATGGAACTCAAACGGCTGATCCGGTGCATGCTGTGGCAGATAGAAAATTCGTGCAGGGTCTTTAGTCTGAGGGTCACCAACCAAACCGATACGGTCATGCAGCTCAGCC